CACCTAATAATAGGTAATTAGCTAGGGTTAAAGCTGCCGCGTCGTTATGTAGTTGGCTGTTTGTAATGCTTGTATTTTGAATTAGATATTTAGCTTGGCTTGCCAGGTCGTCGGCTACTTGTGGGCTTGTGGCGCCTAAGTGTTGAATACTGGCCCTGTTTACTATGACGTCGGCATTATAAATAATACCTAAATTGTTGTACGGAATATTGGTTCCGTCGTCGTGAAAGTCTGCGACACTACCCGAAAGGGTATTACCAACCCTGGGTTGGCTAGTTATGTCGCCTGTCCTCGACATAAAAATACGGCCCTGTTCGGCTTGCTGTATTTCGTCTATGTAAGCTTTAACGTTTGTGCCTTCGGCAACCGTGTAGGCGGCTGTTCCGCCTAATGTTTGGGTGCCTGTTGAAATGTTGCGGGTTAACGCTGGGTAAGCAACTTCGGGCAAGTTTAGTACCGCCGATAGTCGGGCGCTTGATAACTGTTCGGCTACGTTGTATTCGGCTAACGCGGTTTGGGCTAGTAAATAGAAATCGTCGGCGCAATATACCGTTACGGTGTTTTGGCCGCCTAGTTCGTAGTTGTAGTCGTACGACACTATTTGACCTACGAACAGGGTTATAAACGTGTTTAGGCTGTTGTATCTGCCGAACGATACGCGGCGTAATGGTGCCAGGGTAAAGACGCCTTGCGGGTCGACATAGGGGCTAGACGTATACAGCGGGTTTAGGGTGCCGCCTGCCAAGGTGTCGTTTAAGTTAAATGACATTGTTCCAGCGCTAAATTGGTCGCCTACGTCACGGCGCCCGCGTTTAAGGTTTACATTTGTTGAGTATTCCAGCATTGGCGCAAATTCTGTAGTTCCGTTTAATACGTATTGGGTGCCGTTTAATACGCCGCGCGTTGCGTTATCTAGGGTGAAAGCGTCTAATTTAAAACCTGTATCTATAAATAGTTCGTAGTTGCCGCTTTCAATTACTGACGTAGCCATTACGCAACCGCAATATTTGCGGGGCCTGCCGCCCTGTTAAATGCGCGAATATTATTTACAATTTCCTCGCCTGTTTGGGCATTTGCCATTACTCCACTTACGTTAATGTTGTAAACAATATTGCCATTAGCACCCATAGAAAATGGGCTATTTTGCATAAATTCTTCGTACGGGGTAGCCGTGTAACCGTTAGTTACTTGGTCAAAAAATCCTGCGCTAATGCCCTTGATATCTGCCAAAGTTAAACCAGCGCCCGCTTGGTCTAAACGGGCTTGCGCCACGGCAAAAGCGTCCTCGACGCCCTTTAAGTATTCTTGTGCATTGGATACGCCCGCGCCATACCATTTTTTAGCTGCAAAAGCGCCCACCATATCGGCAGCGTTTTTAGTTGCTTTAACAAGTGCATTGGTTTGTTCAATTGCTGTAACGCCGCCGTTAATAAGTTCGTCAGCAATAAACGTGCCCGCTTCCTGACCTGCGGCTAAAACCATGCCTAGGGCGTCCTCGCTTAAACCTGCCGTTACTAATTGCTTTACTTTGTCTGTAAATAATACGGCCCTGTCGGCAATAGTGACCAAACCTGATACAAAACCTTTGCCAGTTTCGGCGCCTTCTATCATGGCGTCCGTAAAATTAAATGCTTCTAACATTGAACTAGACGTATTTTTAGCGAAATCGTCAAAACTTGTTTGCGCGTCCTTCAAATTAGTTTTTGCTGTATCTAAAGCGGCTGCTAAATCTTTGTCTAATACGTCGCGGGCTTCTTTAACGGCTGCGGCAGTTTCTTTAGCCAAAGTTTCGGCGGCGTCTTTAGCGGCTTGTTGCATTTCTTTAAGTTTTTTTGCTGCGCCTGTAGCGCCTTTACCCGTTCCAGTACCGCTTAATTCGTCGGCTGCGTCGGCTGCGGCCTGGGCATTTTCGGCAAGTTGTTTAGCGGCAAAACTGCTGTAATCCGACGCGCTACCCATGTTTTTAATGCCCGCTGAAAACTTGTCAAAATCTGCTTTTAAACCTTCAATATCAAAAAGTTGTTTAAAACCGCCGCCGCCTGATTGGCCCCTAATTTGGTCAACTACTTTTACAACCTGGCCCAATGGGCCTAACAAATTTAATACCAAACCTTTAACGCTAAACAATTGTTTCATTTCTTGCCACGCCATATTGGCGGCTTGCCCAATGTAACCAACAGCATTAGCGGTAACAAGTGCAGCAACCGCAATAGTTTTCATTACAGCAACTACTTTTGGCCCAAAAGAACCCATTTCGTAAACGGCTTGCTGCATACCTTTTACAATGCCTTTTTCGCCAATTACTTCGGCTACACGTTCAAAGGCAGGCGTTACTTTATCGTTAAAAAACTTTACGGCTTTTAAAAATATTGGTAAAAACGCTTGCCCTAGATTAGTTTGAATATTTTCTAGGGTTGCGCCAAGTATCTTTTGCTGGGCTGCTAGCCCTGTCGACGTACGCCCAAAGTCTCCTTGCGCGTCGGCTGTCTGTTCAAAAATAACCTTTTGTGCTGCCAAAACTTTTTGCTGTGATGTAAGCGCTTTATTGCCTGAATATATGCCTAGTTCGGTTGCAGCTGCCTTTAGGGTTGCGTCGTCAAGTAGTACGCCGTATTTGCGTAGCGGTTCGGCTTCGCCACGTAGCGCGGAACCTAACGCATTTATAGCGTCGTCTACTGACGTGTTATTAAACGACGCTAGGTCGCTTGCCAAGGTAACTAATTCAATGCTAAAATCGGATAAATCTTTACCCGCCAGGCCAGCCGATTTACCAAAAATAGCAAACGTGCCAGCCGCTTTTAGTGCTGCTGTTTCGGAAATTCCTAAAGCCCTGCCCGCCGTTTCGGCAAAGTTTTCTACCTCTTTAGAAATGGCACCAAATACAACAGTATTTTTGCTAATAGCTTCGTTAAAATCTGACGCTTTTTGAATAGCGGAATAACCAAACGCGGCAACAGCTGTAACAGCCGCGCCGATAGCGGCGCCTGCTATTAGTGTTGACTTGCTTAAATCGCCAAACGCTTTTTGTGCGGCGTTTACGCCCTTATCGGCAAACGTCGTAATAATCGGTACGTTAATCGCCACGGCGTACCCTCAATTTTGTATTGGTTTGTTTCATTACTTTATCGACTATTGCTAATACTTCTTTTTCAACGGCAGGCCGCGCGGCCTCTACGCCAGGTTCGGCGGCGCGTGGCTGGTAGCTGCCTTTCATTTCTAAATTGGTTACAAAACGGCCTTTGGTTTTTACGCCTGCATGATCCCAAATACTGCCTGCGGCGTCGCGTTGAGTAAGTGTTAATAGCTGGTAGGGCCTTGCGGCAAAATCTATGGTTTCGCCTGATTTAAATGTGACGCTTCGCGCTTTTTGACCTGACTTATTAGTTTTAATGATAAAGCCTTTACTGGCGCCGTCGCTACTCCATTTGGTACCTGAACGGCCACGGATTAAGTTGCCGCGTGCCATACCTGACAACGGCGGCCTGCTAGGTATCAAACTGCGGGCTGCGTTTAATACGGGCGCCCCAGCGTTCTTAATGTCCTTGCGTATTTGTTTTGCGTAGTCGGGTTCTATGGCTTTAAGCGCTTTCATGGTTTCCTGAATACCTTTAATTTCTAAAGTATTTTCAAGCGCGGCCATTGGGTTTACTTTCGTTGTTTGTTGTTGTCCGATAATACAGCAACAACGGTAGCTAAGTCGTCTATGTCAAAAGGTACCGACGGGGGCCACCACGAAATAGCTACCAACATTTCGGCAAGTTGGCGCCCGTGGGTGCCCCTTAGGTGGGGTTTGGGGCCTCGGTGTTTAGTACGTCAATGTTGACAAGGTTTTTTACGAACGTGTCAAACTCTGCAGGTACAACAATTTTGTTTAACTTAGACGCTTCGTACGCCATAAATGCTAAATCCTCAACGCCGATACCTGCGGCCATTTCTGACGCTTTGCGTTTGTATTTGCGTTCCCACATAACAATAACGTAAAGGTTTGTTACAACTTCATAAGTTGTATCGGCTGTTTCTACTTTTAGCGTAAGTTTCATTGTTTGCCTTTTGTGTCGGGCCTTTTCAGGCGTTTAATTAAACTTCAACTACGCTGTAAACTCCACCCGTAAAGGTAACGCTAATTGCGCCTAGGGTGCCTAAGGCAAGTTCGTACGGCAAAGCTTCCAAATATGCGCCCGTAAGGGTCATAGTTGGGTTTGTTGCGGTGCCTGGGCTAGTTGCGCTTGGCGACCATGACACGGTAGTAGACGTGCCTACCAGCGCTTTAAGCGTTGCGTAAGTTTCGGAAGCTGCAAACGATAGGTACAGGTCAAGGGTCAACGTTGAATTTTCTAGGCCGCCAACGTAGACGCGAGAACCTGAACCAAACGCGGTACTTTCTAGCGCCTCGATAGTGCGCGTAAAAGTAAGGCCGTTACATTGGTCTTGTAACGAAATGCTGTTAACGGTTACGTTTGGTGATGATAAATAAGTGCTAGTAGCCATGGGCTTTACTCCTCGTTTGTGTCTGTCTTAGTTTTAGCACCTTTAGGCGCCTTGGTGGGGGATTGAATAATAAAACCGCCTGCTACCAGCGCGTCGACGTTAACGCCGTCTACTGGTTCGTATGTGTCGCCAGGCGTGCCGATACGGGGGCTAACTATTTCGTATTTCATATGCACCTATTCTAGGCGGTTGCCTGGGCTTGTAGGGTTATGGTCAAGTCGTAGGCGGGTAGTTCGCTGCCGCCAATAATTGCGATAGTTGGGCGCCCGTCGGTTACGCCAATTTTTTTAGTTATTACCTTGCTAGCCAAATTAAGTAATGACCGTTGCGCGTCAAGGTTGCCAGGCCCCAACGTAATTATGCGTATTGGGAACGTCATTTCTACAACGTTATTTGAATACACGGTGAACGTAGGGGCGTCTATGAACGCGCAAGGCGGTACAAGGTTACGGGGGTCTGTTACTACCTGTAGCCCTGTAATGGTCGTTAGCGACGCTGCTAGGTCGTCTAGCGCCTCGTTAAACAGGTCTGTAAAAGCAACAGGCATTAGGCAACCTGCGGGCGTGGAATACCTAGTAACTGTTTAATCATTGGCGACAGGCCGACGCTGTTACCTGCGGGCAGGCCGTCAAAACTGGCAAAATCTGTTACCGCGCCGCGTTGTCGATACAGAAAACCGCCGTAGGCGATAGTGCCCAGGGTGACGCTGTTACTTGGGCTTGTACCTTTTGCGTCTATGTAGCCGCTTTCTAAACGTCTTGTAAAACAAAAATCGTTTGCGGCTGCCGCGCATTGTGTAAGAAATGTTGTATCCAATGCCGACGCGGTACCGATACCTAGCCAATCCTCAATTTGTCCAGCTGTAACCCACGTACAAGACACGGTACCTAGCGTCACGGTGCCTGTTGCTGTAGTCCGTGTTACGTCGCTAGCTGTTTTTGCGTACAAAATTTGGAACGGTACGGGCACCTGGTAATTAAAAAGTAAATTGCCTTCGTCGTCTACGCCAATAAACAAATATTCGGGTACGTCGTAAACGGTTACGGTGCCGTTAAAAGTTGCGTCGACGCCCGCAACAATAATAGACGCGCCTACATACACTTCGTTAGGTGTAAGCGTTTCTATTACTGCGTAGTTGTCTAGTAGCGTTTTGTGCGCTACTTGGTATACCTGCGTCATGGCGGTTAGGCCGCCTTTCGGTTAGACGAACTTAACGAATTTTGTAGCGTCTGCCATAAATGAAGCGGCATAGCCACGGTACGCAATAGTGCGGCCCAAGGTACTTGGAACGTCTACAGAAATTGCGCCCTTTTGCTGTTCGTAAAATTCAAAGCCTGCGGCTGGGCCTGCAGCGTGGCCCATAAATGAACCAGGGGTATCCTTATCGACTACCAACACAAGGCCTAGCGGGTTGCCGTTCCAAGTGTTAGCTGCTAACTGGCCTGGCGCGTTCATAGCCCCAATTTGTGGGAATACTGGGCGGCCTGTGCTGTCAACCAATGAACCCAACGCGGCCCACGTACCAGGTGTTACAACCATGTGCGTAGGTAGGTAGTTGCTGTTCAATGAAATTTGGCGGGCGCCTTCGTAAATTGCTGCAATCCAGTCGGCTGGGTCTGTCGTGTCTGCAACGGCGCTGGTTTGTGTAATTGCTGCATGGCAAGCGTCTACGGCGTAGTTGTTTGTTGCTTGTCCGTAAGCGATAGCCAACTGATTTAAAACAATGTTAATACTTGCTGGGTCTGTCCAGTCCAAATCCTGTTCGGACATTGTTACAAACGTACCAAACGTCAATTTGTTTACGTTGTTATTTGCAACGGTGACAGTTGACGGGTCAAGTTGGTTTAGTTGGCCTGTTGGCTGTTGCGTTACTACTGGCCGTACCGTAATTTTTGGGCGGCGAAATGTTGCGCCTGA